GCCTTGACGTAGACCAGGTTTGACTACCGCCTATTGGGGCTCGCCACACGGTGGGCCCCAATAGGTTGTGTGCCCATTTTTAGCGTTGACAGCCCTTCGGCCGCACGCCAAACCTCCCTCCCCCTAGCTGCAACACTGCGGCCACCGGGGTGATAAGGGCGCTGCAACTTCAAGCTCGCAGAAAGAACGCATGTCAACCAGAGAGATGCAGCTGATATCAAGAATCATTAACACCGGAGAACTACCCCACGCTATTGAGTGGGGGATAAATGCTGATGACTTCCTCACCCAAGAGGGTAGAGCGATGTTCATGCATCTTCTGGGCTACTACTCCAGAGCCGATACTTCCGGCGCTGTCATAGGGCCCAACGCCATGCAGCAGGTCTACCCAAACTTTGTATTTTGCGACGACCCAGGCATGACCATAGAGGCACTCTGCCTGGAGGTTCGTAAAACACGGCTGGGCATTGAGGGCAGTAACAAGCTCGACGCCATCAGAGAAATGTTTGGGTACAACCCACTCGAAGCTCTGACCATGATGAGCAACGTAGCCAACGAACTTACCAACATCGGAATGGGTAAGAACACCGACGTTACGCTCGGGCATGCCTTCGACGCGATCCTGCAAAAGTACGAAATGAAAAAGAGCGGGGTGGATATGTCCTGCGGCATGTGGCCCTGGGCGCCACTGCAGGAAGCTACTGGAGGATTCCAGGACGACGACTACATCGTGTTCTATGGCCGGCCTAAGTCCTTCAAGTCCTGGGTGCTCGCCTGTCTCATCGCGTGGCTATTCAACATCGACAAACGAGTGTTGATCTACACCAAGGAGATGACCCCTGAGAACATCTTCATGCGCGTCATCGCCTGCATCGCGCAGATTAGTTACTACCACTTCAGAATGGCCAACCTCAGCTACACAGAGGAGGAGGCTTTGTACGCTGCGCGGGCTTACGTCAACGCACTACAGGCAAGGCAGCAACTCGTTGTTCTATCCGGCAAGGATGCGCCTGAAGGCGGTGACACGGTCCCTTGGCTTGAAGCAAAGGCCCGGAAGTACAACCCGAACTTCATCTGCGTGGATGGCCTGTACTTGATGAGCGACACGAAGAAGGCAGTCAAAGACAACGTGCGCGTGATGAACATCTCACGCGACTTTCGTCAGATGATCTTACGCCTTCGAATCCCAGGCATCATCACGCTGCAAGCCAATCGGGCAGCAGCCAAGCATCAGGATGCAAATCTTGATGAGGTAGCTTTCAGCGATGCTATTGCACAGGACGCTACCTGCGTCATCCGTGTCATCAACGAGAAAGAGACGCCGACTGTTCAGCTGGTGCTGGGCGGGGCACGCGAATACTCGCTCAACGGGTTCCGCATAAATGCCAATCCTGCTTATGACTTCTCGTACCACGGGCCACTCACGACCAAGGATATCGAGAAGGCTAAACAGGCTGATGACAAAGAGGCCGAGGAGAAGCAAGCCAAGGCCAATAAGGCAGCCAAGGTTGTAAAGGTATCTGAACGCCAGGCCGCTGAGAGCGTCCAGGCACGACTCAACAAAGAGCTTTGATGGACATAAGCAGTGAGATCTTTGAGCTAGCCAAGGCTCTGCTCAAGAAGGTTCGTAAATCAGGCCCAGAAAACATAATGGCCATCTGCCCGTTCCACGTAAAGTCGGACGGCACAGCAGAGCAACACCCGTCCTTCGCCATGTCACTGGTACACGGCGCGTGGTTCTGCCACTCATGCCAACAGAAGGGAACACTTCGCGGCTTTCTCCGTGACTACGGCTTCACGCAGCAACAGATAAGCATGCGCTACAGCTACCTCATTGAGGAGGCGCTGAAGAACAAGCCGGCGGTCAATAACCCACTTCGGGTAAAGGTCTTCTCCGATAACCCGATTGATGATGCGCTCCTTGGCATCTTCGACAGCTGCCCCATAGACCTACTCAACTCGGGCTTTCAAGAAGACACTCTTAGGCACTTTGAGATTGGCTTCGACGAGCACCACTTCAGGGTTACGTACCCCATTAGAGATCTAGGGGGGAAACTGGTAGCTATTAGTGGGAGGTCCATGCACGAGGACTACATGTCAAAGTATAAGATATACGATGATGAGTACCTGGTGTGGGGGCTACCTGAACGGAAGAACTGGGACAAGCGAACAGCCCTATGGAACTCCCACGTCGTATTCCAGGAGGTCTATTTCAACCCCAAGCCTGAAATGGTGCTGGTGGTTGAGGGCTTCAAGGCATGCATGTGGGCATGGCAATCGGGGATAAAGAACGTGGTTGCTCTACTAGGTACGTACCTCTCCTACGAGCAGCAATGGATCTTGGAAAGATTCGGCGCCCCGGTGTATTTATTCTTGGATAACAATGCACCTGGACAGAAAGGTATGGTAAAAACAGCGGATCGCTTAAAGGCTAGTCTACCCGTCCACATCGTCGAGTATCCAGAGAGGATCTCAGAGGACGAGGACGCTCAACCAGACACGTGTACTACAGAAGAACTAATCAACGCGGTGCAGAGCGCCTCAAACTATTTTGAGTGGCGAGCACAATAGGAGAAGCAGGAACATGGCATTCGGAAAAGACAGCAGCAATCTAGGTGTGATTCCAACATACGGCGGAAACGCCCGACAACAGGCAGCGGCAGCCAGCAGACAAAAGAAGCACAGCGTGTCAGGGGGCTCCCGCAGGCCGTACTGGAGTGGGGCATTCAAGCCTTCGACAAACGTCGTAAGCCGCGTGCGCCTCTTGAAGGGTGACTACGAGCACCTACGGGACGACGGTAACGGAGGACTCTACAAAGAGATCCTGCCCTGGCAGGAGTACCGAGAGCACTATCATGCGACCTCACACCGTGGTGCCTTGTGCTCCGGCGGTGTCTTCTTCATGGACCGTGGCCGACGGGAACCGTGCCTCGGCTGTGAGGAGTTCTGGGAAGGGCGGGCGAAGAACAAGCGAACGATGAGCATGAGCAACAAGTTCGCGTTCAACACCGTGATCGAGCATCTGTTCCACAAGATGCCGCAGCTCGACGCGAAGACCAACCAGTACCGCATGAACCCAAAGACCAACACGCCCTACACTGAGTGGGAGCGCTGCCGGGGCCTTGGGTGCATTGGGTGCCAAACCCAAGCGGAGACACGCCAAGGCTCTGTGCAGCCGTGGGTTCTCAGCAAAGAACACTTCAATCAGCTCGACGCGTACAGCGAGTACATCGGCAATGGCTGTACGACTTGCGGTGGGCGAAGCACCGTAGCCACAGTCATGTGGGTATGTGGCAACCCTGCGTGCGGAGAACTCATCTTCGACATGCAGAACCCAGCGCTCGCCATTGAGCAGATCAGAGAGATCACACTGGGCATCTACGCATGCCAAACGTGCCACATGTCGGCGTACCCTGAAGAAGTTATTCAGTGCTCTACGTGCACGCCCATCGGCAGCATCCCTTCTCGGGCGACCATCTACGACGTCGATATGGACGTCAAGCTGCAGCTCACAGGTGACGGGGACAAGACCAGCTTGATCGTGCTGGCCTACTCGGACCCGAAACCGCTTGATACGCAGTACGATGATCTGCTGCAGTACAAGGTGCCTCTCGAAAAGCGGTTCGCACCAACGCCCCTCGCGGAGCAGGCAAGCATCTGGAACAAACAGCTTCCTGCACAACAGGGGCAACAGGGACAGCAGCGGCAGCTACCCCCTCAAGGGCAGCAGATGGCGCGTCCCTACCAGCGTGGGATCGAAGGCCAGGAATAGCCTGACCGTGCCCGCTCACAGGGTGAAACCTGTGGGCGGGGCCGGCGTATGCATTTCAGTCCGGCTAAGCGAGGCCGATAAGTCGGAGTAGCCGGGTGCGGTCAATGGACCGCCGTAGCGTTGGGACACGCTACTTAACAAACATCGAACGGGTGGGAGGCCCGTAAACTTTATGACCACGTGGAATATCGATACCCCGAAAACCGAGTATTACGACCACACCTCTAGGGACCTACAGAACTTTGTCAACGAAGTCACGGCAGCAAAACTAAAGTCAATCGATACTGAGACCACCGGTCTCTGCATCTGGAAAGACATACCGCTCTACTGGTCTTTGGCGTTTGGGGAACGACGTGCAACATTGCATGCTTCAGCGCTACCGTACTTCACAGATGCTTTCAACGACCCGACCACACGTTGGGTTCTTGCCCGTGCCAAGTACGACGCACACATCCTTGCAAACGTAGGGATAGAACTAAAGGGTCAACTTGCTGACGTACAGGTCATGCACTCCCTATTGTTCTGCGAGCGTTCACACCGGCTGAAGGACATCTGCCAGCATTTGTTTGGCTGGAGATGGATGGACTTCCAGGACACGTTCGGCAAGATTGGCAAGCTACAGA